CAATAGCTTACTTGCATTTATTGTTAGATTATTATATACTGTTAAATTGCCATCGTGAATGGTTGTAGAACTATTAACAATCCAATTATAACACCCACCTGAACCAAATAAAGCGGATGGGTCTGCGTGGTGTGTTTGAACGGTTCCGCTATTATGTGTAAATTTTCCGCTATTTTGTAAAGCATATCCAACTCCGTTTTTACCAGTAATAGTAGTAGTTCCGCTTGTTGCACTGTATGTTCCTCCACTTGCTATTGTAAGACTTCCAAATGAATGATTTCCTGTATTTGCCGAGCCACCTCCTAAAGTTCCGCCATCTTCTACCGATACATCTCCCGTTACGGTTATTGTCCTTGCAGTACCATAACTCCTGAAAGTTCCTTCTACAACTGTAAGAGTTCCGCCTAATGTTACATTTCGTTGAATTTCAACAGTTGGTGTTCCTCCCGTTGAATTAATTATTATATGGTGGAAATTTTCACCACTGTCATTTCTTATCTGTGGGTTTGTGTTTCCTTTAAATGTAATTATTCCTGAACCTGCGGTAACTGTGCGGTCTGAACCATTTGCATCAAAAGCGTCAGCACCTGATGAACCACTAGGAGTGCCAGTTACAATAAGTTGACCTTGTTTCCTGATGTCTTGGCCATTAGCGTGATTTGCAGCAGTAGAACCTAAAAATCCTCGTGTTACTGTTATATCATTAGTTGATACTCCAGATACATACATATCTTCAGTATTAATTCTTATTATATCTCCAATCACAAGTCCGTGACTTGCTTGTGCAGTAAAGAGTGTCGCAGTTGTACTACTTGCAAATTGCTCTCCATTCATATTTTTACCTATGTCAAATGTTCCTGTTGGAGCTGTAAGAGTTCCTCCACTTGCTATATGTATTGAACGAAGAGTTACTGTAGAAGCATTACCAGTAAGTGTTCCTGTTACTGTTGCATCTCCTGTTGTTGTGATTGCATAATTACTACCGCTTGTATCCAATGTAGCTCCGCCACCTATTCCTAGAGAATTACTTGATGTTAGTGCAGAAGTCATTGTAAGTGTAGCCGCAGATGAAAATTCCACACTAATTATACCGAATGTGCCACTACCAAACTTAGCATTACGACTGGTCGTGCTTGTAAAATGAAGGCGTGGTGTACCTGTCACACTCCCATCATTTTGAAAAATGGTTGCATTACCGTCATCATCAAGATAAAGAATAGAACCTCCTCCACCATTAAGTACTCCTGTTGAATTGATTTGCACTGAACCAACGTGGTGGTTGCCGTTATTTGTTACAGTGTCACCAGCTACTATTATGGCCCTGTCACCATCTACAGGAATACTTGCGCCAGTTGAACCTCCGTCACTTGTAGCCCATGTAGCTGTTGTGTCCCAATTACCAGCATTACCCGATGGGTTAGAAAATCTATCAGGCATTATGCCACCTCACTTACTAAGACAATTTCAGAATATATAGGAGAGTCCATTCACTAAATGGTCCCCTGTAAGAATACTAAACAATTACCATCGCCCAAAGCAGGCGTACCAGATACGGATAAAATTCTCACGGTTAATTGCCTTAACCCTGTAGTTGATATTGATTTCAATACTCCTGATGTAACGGGTATGGATATGTCATCACCTATTTGACACCAATGACTTCCTGCGGCTGCTGCCGTTGCAGGTGCAGTTGGCGCTCCAAACAAAGTTCCAAACACTTGAGCCGTATATACAATCGAGTTTGTGTTCCTTATTTGAATGGTAGCTCTATCATATGCTTCAACATCAATAGGGTCTATTGTAATTTTGTAAGTTGTGCTTAAATTGCCCGAAGTATCATTTATGGCAAGCATTGTCTTTACTGAACTGCTTATTCTTGTCGTGGTTAATATATTTGCCATTAGAGTTTCATCCTCTTTGACTTCCTAAGTCCCTTTGGCTTCTTAAGTGCTTTGTCTACTTTTGCTTGAACTTTAGACTTCAACGACTTCGGTGATTTTATTTCTTTCGTAACTGCTTGTTTGCCTTTACCCAAGGACTTGGGTCTACTATTTTTGCTGCGAGTTCTAACCCCACCGCCGATGTTTCGAGTGCCAACTTTAGATTGGACCTCAAATAGGTCGGGCTGGGTAAGTAACCTTTTACAAAATTCTTTGTATCTTTTGTGATTCTCGTCAAACGTGTGGACTTCGTTGGGATTAAACGCCACGCTAAGCCCACCGTCAGTCCGAGCGAAAAAAGACCTATGCCCTTTGTACTTAATCGTAACCATGTAATCATAGCTCCGTTTAAGCGCTCTTTAAATCTGAGATTAATCCTTGTGAGTTAAATTTAGTACAGATTAGTTCACCAGCAGTCATGAATGCGTAGTTACGCTTTAATGCTTGCACGTTTGCCAAATCTTCTTGAGCCAAGAAAGTGGTTGGTGCTGCAATCTTCATGTACAAGTGTTCCATATCTAACAACATAATTGGTCCCATTACAACTCCACCTGCAGAATCAGTATATGCGGCTGCCATGTGTTGCGTTGCGTAGATTGGTATGCTGTCATAGTATCCCATGCGTCCATCTAAATTCATTCCCGGTTCTGAAGAGACTCCGTTTGTTCCTTTAGGTGCCTGAGCATCCATTGTCATTCTCCATGTAGCATTTGAACTTCCTCCAATAATTAATTGTTTTAATTCAGTTAATTGTTGGTGACCCATTAACAAAATTAAACTATCATAGGATGCGCCATTCTCTATTGCATTTTGAATAGTTACGTCAAGAATATCTAAAGTTAATAATCGGTTTGTTCCGCCAGCTTGACTAACATAAGCATCTGCCCATGTTGCCCCGTCTCCTCTTGCACCTAAGTCATAAATATCAACTTCGGCTGCTACAGTTCCTGAACGTGCTGCTACTTGAGCATAATTACTTGTAACTCTTGATAATGGTGTAAAGTTTACATCACTACCTGCTACTGCAACGGCTGCGTAATCTGCACATAAATGTGCGTCAATGTAATAAGAGTGTGCTTCTGCTGCTTGAGCTCTTAGGAAAGCTGATAATCCTTTAACTCCATCATCTGCTTCTGCTAAGATAGCTGCTCTAGTTGTTACTGTGTAAGGACTTACTATCTCTTTGATAGTTGCAGTTACTTCAGCAAGGTCTGGTACATCAGATGTTCCAAGTGCTGCTCCTTCTGCAATACCTATGTTAGAGGCTGCTGCACTTCTTGCAGTCAATACTCTCCAACCAGATTGTGTCCATCCTTCTTTTCTGAATAACTTAAATACATCAGATTTAGTGTTTAGTTGATTGAAAACAGATGCTCCATACATTGTGTTAAAGTATGCAGTGTCGCCTACAGTCAAGTCATCTTTCTTTATGCCATATCGTGAAGAAATATCTAATCCGCCTTTGTAATAAGCGTTAACGTAATCTGTAAAACTCATTCCGGCCATCTTAGAAACCTCCTACTAAGTTTTTGTTTGCTTTGTCCATGTCTATTTCCTCTAGGGATTTTGATACATTCATGAAATCAACAGTTGTTTGCTCTGTTGCCTTTGGGGCTGGAGCAGGCGTTGCTTTCTTTCCTGTATAAACGTTAATGCCGTGTTTCTTCAAGGTTGCTATAGATTTTTCCAAGTCATCTATTTTAGTAGATTTCTCTTCTGCTTCTTCTTCCTCTTCCTCTTCTTCGGCTTCTTCTTCTTCTTCTTCTTCAGGTTCTTCTTCTTCGGCTTTCTGTTCGCCCATTGTTTCTAAGTAAGATAGAACTTCTTTAAGTTTTGCAAGGGTGTCTTCCATATCTTTCATTAGTGCCTCTTCCTTACCAACTGTTACTGGCTCTTCAAGTCCGGCAGCTAATTCTACGTCTGCTGTTTCAACGAGTTCTTCGTCAGCAGATTTAGCGTGATTGCCACCACATGTGCATTCTGTCATACTTGTTTACGTGTAAAAGGGTATATAAGTAGCTAAAAGTTTCCGGAAACTACTTCTTTCCGCTTAATAAAGCTGAAATGTTTCTACGATTTAATGTTTTTGGCCTATAATTAGAACGTTCAAACATTGCTTCTCTAAATCTATAACCGCTTCTATCTTTTACATTGCCGGGTTCTTTACCGCCCTGTCCCGGAGAATGCCGTTTAGGAGGCTTAGGCGCCCTATCTGAACCTGAAGCCTTGTGACCAAACTTCTGATAGTCAAACCACAAAGCTCCACAAAACCTTTTAGGATTTGCAGTCATTGGACCGCCCTGATAATTTTTTAAATTTCTTGCATTTTGCACACAATTATTCCATTGTGTTTTACTTGGTGCATTACGTCTAGGTTTCATACCCTTTGGAGTTTTACCGCCTGACCTGTAATCTTGTTTAGGTTTCTTTTTTTTTTGAACTTCTATCGCTCTTGTTACTGCGCATTTACTAATGCCTGCAATATCCCACATAATCTTATCTATTTTGTTTAAACGAATCTTAAAAAGCATTGCATCAAGACTTTCATTCATCTTACTAAATCTCCTAGCCTGTATTGCTCTCTCTTGATTCACTGCACCTGCGCGCGTAGCATGACATCCCAATTCTTTTCTATCCTTCTTAGCATAAAGACAATACTTCTTTCCTTTACGCTCTATTATCTTCTCTACCATTCCCTCTACTTCATCCAAAGTTACCTGCTTTGTCAGCTTGATTGGCTCATCTTCTGCTTTAGCTGCAGCTACTGCCGTTACAGTAGCATCTTGGTTAGCTGGCCTGTTACCAACCCATGACACGGACCAAAGAGACAACTCAGAGATGTTGTTGTGGCAGACGTCTCCTTCGCATATCTTCTCTTGTTTCTCAGCCTCGCCTCTAATAGACGAACCTGCCTTGTCACCGTAAATCTTCATCTCATCCCATACCCTTGTATGCATTGGAAGCTTGTCGTGTATCCCTACTCGGATTTTAACTTTACCATCTTTAACCTTATAGGCAAGAGGTAGCCCTACTGGCATCTCCTCATGCTTGTATGAATAAACCCCGTATTTCATATAGAAATCCATGGACTCTTTAATTGTATCTGTACCTATCTTATCGTTCTGTTTATCGATAGCAGGCGAGCTAATGTACGTCTCTAATATTCTATCGTTATACCACTCTGGTCGATAGACCTGCCACTTGGTATCTTTAGCGTCTGCCACAATCCTACATTAACTATGTATATATAAACAAATAAACCTTTCCGGAAACTACTTAGGTTTCATGCGATGATAAGTTTTCATAATCTCACTTTCTAATTTAGGAAGTCCTTCTCGTAATGCTCTTGTCATGTGAAAAGTTCCTTGTTCAAATGGTTGTTCCTCATAAATTGCTCCTGCCATTTTCATAGCCTTATCTTCCTTACCATACATTTCAGACGCACCGCCTGCCCATTTTTCAACATATGGAAATAACCGTGTACCGTGGTCTTCTGTATATGCAGGGACTTTTTTAACTTTACCACCATACTCTAAAAAATTCATTGCAACATGGTCTGATGTTAATGAAATGTAAGTATAGTTTCCTTTTCTGTCTACTACTGTCTTAATGCTTTTTCCTGCTTTTCCAGTATTTTTTTTCCATCTTTCATATAACTTTTTCTCGGCATCGTCCCTTATCCCATCCGCGACATTGTTCAGTGCCACCCATACCATCTTGTTCCAATTCGCTTCTTGCTTAAGAAAATTAATAGACGCTTTGAACTTTCCATAGTCCTCTATTTTTACTCCCATTATCTATACGATGTTACTTCCTCTACCGAAGCATCCCCATATTTGCCTTTCCACTTCCGCTTAACATACTCTTCTCCCCTCTCATAAAACTGCATCCTTGCCTTCTTCTCCATCTGTCCTTTGTGAACTTGTGGTGCGTTCTTCCACTCCAAATCACTTTGACATTCCTGACAAAATCCAGAACTTAAAACATGAACCCGCATTCCACTCGCTAAACATTTCTTGCAATTCTTCACGGCTTCAATGCACCAACTTCAGGTTTAGTATCATCTGGTATTACAACTGCCGTCTCTTCAGGTAATTTCAAATTGCCATCCTTATCCATCGTTGCTTTAATTCCTACTTTATTTAATACCGTAATAATGTTCGCCTTCTGTAACATGTTAGCCAAATTCGTTGCTTCGTTCTTTACATTGATATCTGCAAATTTAACCGTCCATGTTTCTATTCCTATTAACTTCATCAATGGTCTAATGAACCCCATCTCCAAACATTGCTGCGTTTCTAACACCGTTCTGTCAAACAAAGAAATCTGTTCTCCTTCTGAATTTAATCCACCCACTCCCGTTGTACTTCCTGTTACAATCGGCATAACTCCGTAAGATGCATTAATATCATTGTTGATTTTCTCAAGATAAGGCAACGCCATCAACTCATCCATGTTAGGCATTACTGGTACAAATTTAGCTTGACCACTTCCTGTACCTTCTCCCCTACTACTAATAATAGGAACAAAGTTCGGATTACGTCTTGTCTCCTCTGCTATGTACTCCCCAAGCCGGTTCAATGATTCCTCATCATGGCCGGGAATATCCAAGAAACCTTTTGGAGGTCTCTCTAATTTATAAATCTTATTCTGAAAATTCTCAATAGCCAATGCAGTTTCAATCTTCTTAGAAAGACCTATAATCGGTGACTGTCCATACAACCGAGCATTCGCACTGTATTTATTGAAATGAATCATCTCATCACGGGCAAAAGGAATCTTGTCCTTCTCCGTACCTTGGTCATAGAAATAGGCCACCTTCTCCGCAGGGAAATCTCCCTCCGTCTTGGCGTCCTTGCCATCTACAGACTCACGGGTAACTGTATCAAACCATTCATCATCTTTGAATCGACCAAACTCATCCACATGGAATCTCATCTGCTTCGCATCCTCTATCCATAACTGTTTTACTAACTTATTCTCACTACCCTCTATTCTATCATAAACAACACTAACCCAACAGTCATCAAACACTTCCAACTGTCTTATCATTGCCTTAAATAATTCCATTCCCGAAATGTCTGCATCTCCGCTTGTCGGGTCTTTCAAAAGACGCTCTAAAATCTTTCTCTCTTCCTTATCGCCCTTATCACCAATCGCGTGGTACTCCCACCCCTTAGCTACTGCTTGGGACGCGATTCGAGTGATAACCGTTCTAAGATGAGAATACCTGTCAGCTAATTGTTCTAAATAATTCTGGTCTACTGGAGGAAGTATAGAATCCTCAAATGAACCCATGGCACCAATGCCTGAATAAACTGGAGTCCGAGCCTCCTTCAATACCTGATTACTATCTCTAGAGATTATCTGCTCTAAAGCCGAAGCCTTCCGAATCGGCTTACGGCCTAGTATTCTATCGTACCATGCCATGTATCTCCTCCAATGTTTGATTTATCTTATTAAGCCTTTCTGCTTTTTGTATAACATCTAAACTCTTCTTGAGCCTTCGACTCCAACTATGTCCTGCATTACCACCCATCATCTTCCACATTATCAATCCCTTACTAGGCCGCTTCCGATTATCAAAATTCTCCCCCTTAGGGTCTACATCCTCATGCCTTCGATAATAAGTATCTATCTTTACCGCAGTTCGATAACCAACATCCTTCTGCACTCTTAATCTGTAATTAATCGCCTTCGTAACCTTACCACCACCATATCCATGCATCGTCCGTAAAGTCCTGCCTTTCCTAGCCTCCTCCTTTACTCCACTCGGAATACTATATCTGGTTTTCTTATCGGCCATGATACTCCCGAACATATCTTCTGAGTATAGGTTCTATTAAGACGCCTGTCGGAACATTCTCTGCTTTAGCAATCTCCTTAAGACTAGATTTCGTATCATCACTAATCCCGTAAATCTCCAACCTCGTTCGTTTTTTCATAGATGGTTGGATACCATGGATATGCTCAATGTATATAAACTTTCCTATATGTAAGACCAATTTGCATATGCAAGTCCCTTCTTGTTCATTCCCTTTATCGCCAACTCACACATCCATAAAGCCATCACCGCATCTGGTGTATGCCCCTCAAGTCTTCCATTCTTACCATAAATCAATCTCGCCAAACCATCCGTCAACTTCCTAGGACCCGGACGACTCGCCTCCCTTATTTCCTTCTTCCACGGAATCTGGTATCTCTCCTTTTCAAACTCCAAGGCCAACCCCGGAATGCCCACGTCATGACTGTGCTTCTCTCGCCCCGTATTGTGCCCCTCAACAGGTAACCCCGCCAACTCGCTCGCACTATGGACAACAAGTCTCTGATACCCATTAGATTCTATCATGATTGTATCGGGATTAAAACGTTTCGCCAACTCTCTAACTCTTAACACCTGTGTCTCCAACCAACCACTGCCCTTTGCCATCACCTTGCCTGTCCAACTATACAAGAGCCTACGATGCTCCGTACGCTTATTATAAGCCACAAGAACGTAGCTTGTCTCATCATTCTGACTGTTCATACCCACTGCCAAGTCAACACCCATTACGACGATTGTATCCTCATCGTACTCTGGCAACCCCATGTCCAACTTATCATCCAAACATCTCTGAAGAACTTCGTAAGGTATCACCGCACTCTCTGGGTCCAACGGATTTAACATGTACTCTGACTCAAATGCCCGACTACCCATCGTTTCTTTTTCCTTGTCCAACCTTTCCTGATTCCAATACTCAGGCCATCTAGGTTTTCCATCCTCCTTCAACGCAGCATGACGTATCGTCTTCCACTCTTTACTTTCGGAAACCCAATCTGTCACATCTCCTACCCTTTTTTGAGTTCCTACCAATAACATTTGAGAATTTGGAAGACGCATCGGCATCACAACCCGCTGAATGTAATGAATTACCTTATCATCTGTTAAATTTGGAAACTCCTGAAGAACATCGTCCAGAATTATCATATGAACGTGAGGACCCTCAAGCGCTTTACCAATACTTGCGCCGTGAACCCTACTGCCATTGTTAAATCTCTTAGCACCCTTGCGTATTGTCACCTTCCTATCGTCCGACTTCTCTAAATAATTACTGAGACGCCAACTTCGCTTACACAATTCCTCAAACTGCTCCAACTTGTCCCAAGCCTGCTCCAACGTCGCAGAAATATACA